AAAAAGTCCTTATTGGTAACAATGGTAATGCCAGCTTTTCAGGTAATATGGAAATTGCTGATATCAACTGTCGAAATACACTTGATGGGTTTAATTCGTTTCGGATGATTGATGGTTCGACTACTAATGCATCCATCAACAAGATTGGTGAATCTTCTTTCCTCGGTGTGATGAAAATCGATAATGCATTAAATGTTGACGGTATCACAACAATAAAAGATGTCGGGAATGATCGTATAAGATTAACCCCCGGTACTACTACTAGTGACTCTAAAATAGAAGTATTAGGTTCAGTTTCTTGTTGGGCGGCTGGATTTGGTGGTGTTGTTGGACATTCGGAAAACTGTAAAATTGATTCTAATGGAAATGGGTCGTTTTCTGGTACAGTGACAGCCGGAGCGGTGTCGACTCCATCTTTAACTGTTAGTACTACTGCATATCTCAATAGTACATTAAGCGTTACCGGTGTGACGACCCTTGGTGATGCATTATCAGGTACGTCTGGGAGTTTCAATGGTGCATTATCAGGTACGACTGGGAGTTTCAGTGGTGCATTATCAGGTACGACTGGGAGTTTCAATTCATCATTAAGTGCTACGACTGGGAGTTTCAGTGGTGCATTATCAGGTACGACTATTACCTCATCTGATATAATAACATGTAATGCGAACAAAATGGTCATTGCTGGGGATTCCCCAACTTTATACCTTCGCGACAGCGATGGACGCACTGGTATGATTCACCAAAATGCCAGTACCATGTATTTCCTGTCGGGGGTTGCTAATAGTGATTTGTGGGTACAGACTGAGAACGACAGGTGGCCACTTTATATTGAAACTACTACGAACGAAGCCGTTTTCGGTGGTAATATCGACGCAGCTGTTGGGACAGTCACGGCAGCTGCGTTTAGTGGTGGGTCGGTCTCGGGTACGACTGGGACTTTCACTGAGGGAATATCAGGGAATCTTGAAGGGGATGTCGAAGGGAATGTTACTGGACAAGTTAGTGATATATCCAATCACAGTACTGATCAGCTGGTCGAGGGTACTAGTAATAATAGTAATAAGTATTTCACAGACGCTCGTGCACGGGATGCCATTAGTGCCGGTACCGGTGTATCCATTACCACCGGTGAAATATCAATAGGGCAGGCTGTAGCAACGAACAGTTCTGTTACATTTGCAAGTGTTACGGCGACAACTTTTAATGGGGCACTTAGTGGGAACGCCGACACGGCTGGGTCGGTGACTGGACAATCATCTATAAGCAAAACGGCACATGCGTCGGGTGCTGATGACTATCATCTTGAACTGTACTCTGGAAATACAGGTGATTCTAACAGGGACATCTCTATACGATTTCATCAAGATGGAGTATCTGATGGACAAATACGCTTTAGAGGGGTTCAATTTTACTTTACGGATGGAGGTGATAATAGTATGTACGCTGTAAATACAGGGGCGTTGATCGCCACATCTGTATACACGGGGGGAAGAGTTTCGGGAGTCGAAGTTTATGCAGCTGCGTTTGTCACCACAAGTGACCGACGGATCAAGAGTAATGTGGTCGATATCCATGATACGACAGCGTTAGACCAGATACGACTACTGAAACCGAAGTACTACGACTATGTGGACAAGGTCAAACGGGGGAGTTCAAGTGTTATTGGTTTCATCGCACAAGATGTAAAAGAGGTTCTCCCTAGAGCTGTCTCTGTGACTGATGGTGATATACCTAACATATACGAGACCGCTACCATCAGCTCGAATAACACCGTGACTTTCACGAACTTCAACACCTCGAACTTAGAGGGGTTGGGTAAACTCATCACATACCCGGCGGAAGACAAACGGGAGGAACTTACCATCACAGAGGTTGTCGACGAACACACGGTTCGTGTCGAGGAAGACCTGTCCGAGTGGGGAGAACAGCTCTTTGTTTGGGGACAGAAGGTTGATGACTTTCACCACCTCAACAAGGGATACATATTTACAGTAGCTACAGCAGCCCTCCAAGAGGTGGATCGACAGCTCCAAGCCGAAAAGGTCAAAACCTACGAGCTCCAGAAAAAGGTGGAACTCTTGGAGATGTCCCACGGGGCCCTAGTGGGGCGCATAGAAGCATTAGAAAAATTGTAAGGTAAACGTATAGGATGTCCGATATTAACGTTCAATCATTCTCAGGGAAGGTTAATATCAGCAACAATCTCAAGGTTGGCTCCGGTCACCTCTTCGTCGACACCCAAAATAACCAAGTGGGTCTAAACACCGACGATCCCCAAGCGAATCTCCATGTCAACGGAAATACTTACGTACACTCTGACCTTAGGGTTGGGTCAGATATTGAGATGAATGTCACCCCTGGTCAGATCACTGCTGGATCCTTCGTGACTTCCCTCAAACACACGACCCCGATGTTGATGAAAACGGTGAAGCCGTTGAAGATTTCAATCTGCCCGAAACGGTTAATGATTTTGTGCTTCAGCTGTCGGTTTAAAAATCAAAAAATCACGGAATTTCCATAGACGCCACGAACTTCCCCGGAGGAGGAAGGGAAGGAGGGTTAATAGCACAGGATATATGGTATGATTGTCCAGAACTTCGGTATATAGTTAGTATATCAGATGACGCAAATCCAAGTGAAGAAAAGCCTGATACTCCCGATGACATTCAACAAGATCCGGATTATGATGCCAATGGGTGGGGTAGGGACGCTGCATCGGTTAATTATACAAATCTTATAGCATATCTTGTCAAGTCTAATCAAGAACTCCATGAACGGATTAAAGTTTTAGAAGATATGAAGATCTAATTATTTCTTTTTTCCCATGCTCATCAATGAACATGGCAAAAACGAATACTTTTTTACTCTAAGGTATCCATCAACGCGAGTGTCAATACACCCACGATGAAGAACATCACAACGTAGTTACATTCAGTATCTTCCACTGTCGTTGGTTTCTTCTGAGGGACCATGACCTTTTTAGGTCTGGGCGGAGGAGCGATAGGCTCCTCCTCGATTGGACAATAGCCTATCATTTATAGTATAATTATAGATTAATTTCCGTCTTCTTCTTTCTTCTCTTCTTCGAGGATCCAGAAACGTTCACCTCCTTCACTTCACCACCAGTGGATTCGCCTGAGATCGATACGATATCGGAGACGTTATCGTCATCATCGATCATCATTGGGGGATCTTCCCTGACTGTAGCCATGGGTTTGGTGTTCATAGGTGGAGGTGGGGGCATCATAATACCACCCATCAAACTGGAAATATCCACACCAGGACCCTTCATCTCGTAGGGACCATCACCGGAATCCCGAGTAGATTGTGAAGTCGTGTTCTGAACGGCTGACATCATATTTTTTACGAGGTCAGGGTTCTGCTTCAAGACATCATTCATGTTGGGAATGGCAGCCTTGAACATACTATTCGTCAAGTGGAACATCATAGCAGAACCACCCAACATCATGATCAACTTCACCTCAGGGGCGACGTTCACCTTATTCCTATATTTCACATAGAGTTCCTCAAAAACCGTATCGTAATCGTCGACACCCTCCATCACGGATTCGGACCAACCTTCTAACTGAACCTCGAAGGGATTGTATCTCTTATTCAAAAACTCTAGACCGGTGACACATGCGACAAGCATACGTCTCGAAAAACGAACAGATTGATCTACTTCGATACCATAGGTAATGCGTTTCACTTCTGTTCTAATTTCGTCGATACTTGAGTACATGTTCAGGCGTTTGTTGGTGTTCACACCCTTCTTTTCCAGGCGTGCAAGTTTATTGAGAAGATCCGCCTTCTCTTCGTCGACTGAGCTATAACCCTTGGAGGGTTCTTCTTCGTTGAATGTTCCACCACCTACACCTACATCAACATCTTCATCCTGGAAGTCATCATACTCACCATAATCAATTTCATCAGCGGGAGGTCTAGGAGGGGCTGACTGTTTGTTGGGGTTCACAAATGCATCAATTTCTTCCTGGTGTTGAACAGGGGGTCGCGGTGCATGCATGGGTCGTGGTCTGGGTTTTGGGCGAGAAGGTGGGGCAATATGAATCTCATCCATCAATGCCTGTTCATTCTCATCAAGTTTAAGGATCTCTGTATCACCTCGATCGAGGATAATCTCTTCGTCCATCTACTCTTTATAATGAAACTAAAGTAGTATCTTTAACGCACTTGATTAAAAAAATGTTACTTAGTAGTAAATGAAGTTCAACCGTAATACCATACTGGTTATCCTCAGCATCGTTGCCATTGGATTTTTGATCCGCCGTACCGCACTCAGTTGCTACCAGCCAAGACCCATCGAAGTGGAACCCATAAATGAGGATTCTCTCTTCGATCTCGAATATAAACTCGAATGTGCCCCAGGTCACACCAAGAATGGTAGCACATACACAAAGTCTATGACACCCGGTGGTCTGTGTAAGTCCGAGCAACTCGTTCGCGATCAGGCCAATTATGCCATCGTAGGTGGGATCGGCGGATCTTTAATCTGAGCGTATTGTAAATGACTACAGTTACTGCCATGCGTCCGGATATTCCCGATTTCGACTACGAGTATCACACTATTACTGTCGATACAGTCGGTCAATCGAGTGCCAACACGTTCACGGCGTACCTCAATACACCCCTTCATAACGTCGTCCAGGCTCGGTTGTTAGGTGCTCGGATTAAAACAATCCATTCCACTGAACACTTCTATGTTTCGATCGAAGAACTCGATAGTAATTTTGCTGACAGAGCGACAAAGGATCCACCCCTCTCTACTTCTTCGCAACCAGGTCTTTCTATTTTGAGAAACTCCTTCGCGAGTATTGTGAGTAGCTCTTCGGCGACGAGTGGTGATCAAGTACTCGCCTTCAAAGACAATTACTTGGTTGCTCAACAATATTTGTACCCTCTCCCCACACTCGACCGTCTCACGTTCCGTATCCTCGATGAAGATGGGACAACGGTCACTAATCCCAGTTCCGCAGGTAATAACTTTTTTGTCATTCGCTTCGTATGCAAAAAGTCGAACTTAAAATAAACTTTCCTTATTATAACTATGTCATCCGGTATAGTGAAGCTCATTGCAATCGGTGCTCAAGATGAACATATAATGGGAAAGCCTGAAATATCTTTTTTCAGTTCGACGTTTAAAAGACATTCCAACTTTTCACAGACCGTCGAAAAACAAACGATACAGGGTGCTGTGAATGGTAATTCTATGTCAACCATCCGCTTCGAGAAGACCGGTGATCTTCTCGGATATACCTATTTCACCATAGACGATAATAACGCAGCCTTGGATCACCCGGATTGGACCAAACTCATCGACTACGTCGAACTTTTGATCGGTGGTCAGGTTATTGATACTCAGGATTCTATCTTTACGGAGAAGATTGCTATTGATACTTTCGCCAACAACGTTTCCAAGAGTTCTAACGGGACACACCCGGGTGTCAGTGCCCGGTCGTATTTCTATCCTCTCCGTTTCTTCTTCTGTGAAAGTCCACAGAACGCGTTACCCCTCGTCGCATTGAATTACCACAATGTAGAGATTCGTATTCATTGGGGTGCGGAAGCGAGTAACTATCAATGGTCTGCCTATAGTAACTATTACTATCTGGATAACGAAGAACGAGGTGGATTCGCCGCGCGTGAACATGACATGCTCATCTTCCAAGTTCAGAAAAATATCCCAAGCAACGAAAAGGTCCAGGATCTTCATTTCAATCACCCCGTCAAGTATATCGCGAGTTCAAATACGAGTAGTTATAGTGCGTTGACAGCGTACGACAATAAGGTCAAGGTCACAATCAATGGTGTTGATATCGATGGCTTCAAGTGGGCCCGTCCACACTTCATCGAAGTCATGAACTACTATCACACTAACTTTGTTACGTCTCCCGACTTTTTCCTCTTTTGTTTCTGTCTCACTACGAGTTTGACACAACCAACTGGTACGTTAAATTTCAGTCGACTCGATAGTGCAAAAATATTCAGTGATCGTTTACCCATCAAGGATCCTATATATGCCGTCAACTACAATATACTGAAGATTTCAAATGGTGTCGCCGGTCTTCTCTATGCCAATTAAAATACCATGCTATAGTAAATGGTGAAGAACTCGAGCACTATTGATCGGGGGACCAAGGTCCGTCTGGGGCGTTGGCATAATGATGATCAGGCCGACAATACCATCGTGATTAATGCGTCGGATACGCCGATTATCGTCGATACACCGAATGCTCTCTATATGAAACCAATTCGATCAGATGACACGGATAACACACTCATCACCGGGTACAGAGTGGACACACACGAGATTGTGAATGTCGGTCTGACACGAGAACAGATTCGACCACGAGACATTGACTATTACGCGAACATTGGGAATACATTCACGAGTACCATTAAGTTTGAGGGTGACACGTCACTCACTACTGAAGGAATGATTGGTATAGCTAATACTGCACCCATACACACTCTTGATGTGGGTACAAAATTTTATGTAGATGAGAATGGTGCGAATGTTCTCACCGTTTTGGGGGACACCTATGTACAAAATAATGTCGTCATCGGAGGGAACCTGAATGTAAAGGGGACACTCACATCCATAAATACAGAAAATACAACAATAAAGGATGCCATCATCGAGATTGGGAAAGGGAATGTCTCATCCGATATGGGTATCATCATGGACCGTCCGGGAACTAACATCGGGTTAGGGTACAGAGAGGGTGTGGATGAATTCGTCATCGCATACACCGATAGTAGTTCGACAAGTTCTACCATCGTCCCTTCTTCTGAACTCATCGATGCTCGTATCCATGGACATCTTCACGTGACTTCGAATTTGACGATAGATACGGATACCCTTCATGTTGATGCGGTGCGAGACCGTGTCGGTATCAACACGTTAAACCCCCAAACTGATTTTGATGTTGTTGGTAAAGTTGCGATATCTTCCAATCTTTCGGTTGATACGAATACTTTACATGTAGATGCCACGACGGCTCGTGTAGGTATTAACACGTTGACTCCTTCAACGGACTTTCATGTTCAAGGTGAAACATATGTATCCGGAAATGTGACTGTTGATACCGATACGTTCCATGTGGATACAGTCAATGATCGAGTGGGCATCAATACATTGACCCCAACTACAGACTTCCACGTTCAAGGAGATACGTATGTTTCCGGTAATGTTGACGTCGATACGGATTTAACTACCACTGGAAATGTTACTGTCCAATCAGAACTCAACGTCACGGGAAATGCCTATGTATCTTCGAATGTTGTGGTCACCGGTAATGTTGATGTTCAATCAGAACTTAATGTCACCGGGAATGCCTACGTATCTTCGAATGCTATAGTCACCGGTAATGTTGATGTCCAAACAAATCTTAACGTCGCGGTGGATGCTATAGTGACCGGTAATGTTGATGTCCAATCAGAACTTAATGTGACCGGGAATGCCTATATATCTTCGAATGCTATAGTGACTGGAAATGTTGATGTTCAATCAGAACTTAATGTCACCGGGAATGCCTATATATTATCGGATGCTATAGTCACTGGAAATGTTGATGTCCAAACAAATCTTAACGTCGCGGTGGATGCTATAGTGACCGGTAATGTAGATGTTCAATCGGAACTCAATGTCACTGGAAATGCCTATGTGTCCTCGAACTTGAACGCTCAGTCAGAACTCAACGTCACCGGAAATGCCTATATATTATCGGATGCTATAGTGACTGGTAATGTCGATGTTCAATCAGAACTTAATGTCACCGGGAATGCCTATATATTATCGGATGCTATAGTCACTGGAAATGTTGATGTCCAAACAAATCTTAACGTCGCGACGGATGCCATCGTCACTGGAAATGTTGATGTCCAATCGGAACTTAATGTGACCGGAAATGCCTATGTATCTTCTAATGCTATAGTGACTGGTAATGTTGATGTTCAATCTGAACTCAATGTCGTTGGGAATGCCTATGTATCCTCAAATGTTATAGTCACCGGTAATGTCGATGTTCAAACAAATCTTAACGTCGCGACGGATGCCATAGTTACCGGTAATGTTGATGTCCAATCAGAACTTAATGTGACCGGGAATGCCTATATATCTTCGAATGCTATAGTGACTGGAAATGTTGATGTTCAATCTGAACTTAATGTCGTTGGGAATGCCTATGTATTATCGGATGCGGTCGTCACTGGTAATGTCGATGTTCAAACAGATCTCAATGTCACGGGGAATGCCTATGTATCTTCAAATGTTATCGTCACTGGGA